CATCGCTCTGAACTCGGCGTCGTTCTCTTGCGCCAACAAAACCATGAGCGCAAGTTGCCGCCGTAGCGTACTGATGACCGCTCGCAGTCGCGCGTGTGTCCGCCGATGCCGAGCGATTGTATCTCGTAGAAGATCATTCGCCTCGACGAGTGCCTTTACTGACAAACTCTCGTTCTCCCCCATCACTCCTCCTAATGACTGGAGCCGCCACTCAAAGCGGCCCCACTCAAACTGCTCAGACTACGGGATTACCTGAACCACGATCTGCGCGTAGGTAAATTCCTGCGCGACAGTTCCGTAGCTCTCGCTCTGGGTCGCGATAGTGTTGAGTGCAAAAGGAACCTGCACTTCAATGATCGCCTGTCCCACACCGATGGCTGTAATCAAGCCGCTACCAGAAACCGAAGCCACTACTCCGTTACTGCGAGTAGGAACCGGGAATCCGCTAGTTGCAGAGGCGACGGACGGGTTGAAGCCCGAGAACGTCGGATCGGCGTAGCTGATATATTCGACACCTGTATCGGCCACTGCTTTTCCTGCAACGTCGGTCGCCTGAACGGTCAACTGGCAAGTGGACGCGAATCCACCTGCGGCAGACACACTCAGGGTCAAGCCATACTGATTTCCGCCAGCGGTCGGGGCTGTCCCTGTCGCGCCAACGCCGGAAGATGCGCTAAAATAGCGTCCACCGGGAAAACTTCCTGCATCAAACCAACTGTTGAACTGCACGCCCGAAGGCGCGGCAGCCTGCGCAGTCGAATCGGCCTGATTAAGTTGGGAACCCAACTTCACCAATCCAGTTCCACTGACAGTTACTACAGCCGCTGTGCCGAGTCCACTCGTAGGAGATGGATAACTCATTTATCACCCTTTCTAATCAGAAAGGAAATGGGGCTGAAATTCCAGCCCCAATCCAGTTAGCTGATTGCTGTCGCGGCATCGATCTGACGCTGACGGATTGTCGTGTCTGGGCCAAGCGATGTGGTGAAGTGCACACGATAGCTTGTCCAACCCGGGATCAGTCCTTCAGGGTCTGCAACGGTCGGTGCGGCGTTCTGCACGATGTTGCATTTGATGTTCTGCCACTCGCCGTCCCCATAGGCAACGTCGCCCTTGGCTCCGAGGTTGATAGCGAAAACGCCATCGCGCCCGAAGATGTAGGTGCGGAGTGCCGTCAGGCCAGCAACAGACTTGTAGTTGTTGCTGTTGGTCACGAGGTTAGTCTGGAAGAACTGAACGCCGCTAGAAGGCAGTTCGATTACTTCCTCAAGATCAACCGAGACCAGACCATCCATCCGACTCTGCCCTTCAGCAGTGTGCTTCAGGATGTCGATTGGGGAGTCGTTGGAGTTGTCCGCCAACACGTCGCCCAATGCGAACGGGTGAATCACGCCCGAGAACAGCTTGCTGGACTCGACCATAGGCCGAACCGAGCGACCCGCCAGCGACTGAACGCTGTTACGGATTTGGCTGAGAGACAGGGCGGTAAAGCTGGACGTCGAGGTGGCAGCAAGCTGCGTCAGGACGCTCGAATCGATGCTGTTTGCGCCGTCGCAGGTTGCGCGGACGAGAGCAGACAGAGATTCACCCAACCGATACGACATTTCCTTCGCCACGTTCTCGACGGTGTTGTCAATGGCGGTAGCCAGAGACAGCGAAGAGAAGTTGGCGTAGTCAGCGTATTCGCCGATTGTCGCGGTTGTGGTCAGAACAGACACCGAGATCGGGCTGCCCACAGTACCTTCAGTGGTCTGCACAGTGTTTGCAGCCAGCGGAACGTACATGAACATCTCGTACTGGTTACCAGAGTTCATCGGCAGTTCAAGACGCTCTGCGCAACGAACAAATGGTGTCTGTGCCTTCAGATTCTCACGGAATTTCTTGTCATAGAACTTTACCGTGGACTGAGGCAGGTTAGCAAGCTGATTGCCTGCCGGAGAGTAACTCATGTTACTATACCCCTAACGACTAACGAGGCTGTTGCTGCCGCTTTTCGGCAGCTTCTTTTTCCAGAGTCTCTACTAATTTCGAGAACCCGGGCATTGTCATCAGACGGCGTTTATACTCGTCGGATGACATCCTGTTAATCTGTGCCAAAGTAAAAGCAGGCTTCTCTGTCGTCGGTACATCAACGCCAGTGTTTGAGGCCACGCGGCTATTCAAACCAGAAGGTACTCTTGCTTGGCTCTTTGGTTGCGGTTGCACAGGCTCGTCAATCCGGGCGGCCTCTGCGACTGGTGCCTGAGATTCTGGCACCGTGTTCTCCGGCACAACAGGAGCCGCCTCCACAACCGCTACGGGCTGTGGTTCGACTACTGCTGCGGGAGTATCCTCACGCACGATAGGTGGCTCAAGAAGCAATCCCGCTTCTTTCGCCGTTGAATAGGCTAACGCAAAATTTCGTGTGGTCGGGTTAAGCCCATTCTTTATGACCCAATCACACAATAGCTCAACGTTCTCCTGATGAGCATAAAACTCAGGAGTCTGGTTGACAAAAATCTGGAAGTTGACGTACGCGTCGTTCTGTCGAACGCGCTCGTTCAATTCCGCGACGGTCTTCTGCATGTCAGTGTAGCCTGCGGACTCAAGGAGTCTGTCGCGGGCTGCTTCGCATGTCTCTGGGTTGGCCAATTGCTGGGTCAACTCAAACCGCTCTTCAGCAGTCAACGGCTTTCGTTCAAACGTCAAAGCCGCTGGTGCTTTTTCAACATCGGTCGGCAGGGTGACGGCGTCGACAATGCCGAGCCTCTGCTTGCGCGAGACTTTACGCAGTTCGCGCTGAAGATTGACGTTAATCTCCGTCATCTTCTTCTGGAACTCTTCTTGAGTTCGGTACTTTATGACTTGCTTGCCGCCCATCGGACGGTCATGCTCATCTGTCGGCTGCCACGAATAAATCTGCTCAGGCAATTCTGCCGGGGTGACTGGTGCTTCAGGCGCGAGCGCCGGTGCGGGGGTCTCCGGTGTTTCGACAGGAAGCGGCGTGCCCAATTCTTCCAAAGGAAGCGGCCCGTCTAATGGCGCTACTCGCTGAATGCGCGGATCGTTCGCTGTGACGTTGCTCCCGAACGTTCCCGGGGCATCAGGATGCTGCATTGATTCAATCATTACTCTCCTCCAAATTCTTCAATTGCGTTATAATTCTCAGGGTTCTCTTTCGTGCCGATATCAGACAACTGGCCATCTAAGATTTCCAGTTCGTGATTCAATCGGTCAACCCAGCCTTGAAACAGTTGAGCCGCGACTTTAGCTTTCCGTAGCGTCTCTAAAGCCGCCTTGTCGTCTGCCGTATCCGAACACAAGGCCGCTTCTGTGAACTTTCGGACTTCGTCCCGCCACATCCTCATGATGAGAGCGAAGCCTTCTGTTCTGATATACTGTCCGAGAGTTGCTCGCTGCGATTCACTCAGTACGAGCGCATCTTGCAGCCTGTCGTAATCTGCGTTCAGCTTCATTTCTCCTCCAAGAATATATCCAGCGTCGGGTGGGCCTCCTAGCTGGAACAGTCGATGCTACCGCCCACGGTTAAACGTTTGGAATCTGTCCTTCGAGCCCGCCTGCGCTCGGCTCACCAGAGACCGTCTCGCTCAGCCCTGAGGCTTTCGCGGCAGCAATGACGAGATCGCGCTTGATGCGGTTGTTCGATGACTGATCTTCCAACTGCGCCTTCTGATCGAACTTCTGTTGATCAGACTGCTGCTTAGCTTGCATCTGCATTTGCATCTGCGCGGCCTTGCTGTTCGCGGCGCGTTTCTGTTTCATCGCAGCCGTCATAGGCTTGATGATGTCCTGACCATTCTTCCACTCGGATGCTTCCATCCACATGTCAATGATCGGCTTGAAGTCGATATACTCTTCGTTGATGTCCGCGAGCGACTCCTGAATCTGAGGGTTGTCCAGAATCTGGGTCAACATGACCATTGATTGGGCCATCGTCCGTTTCGCGGCCATGCTGGAACCAGCAAGAACCTCGAACTCGAACATCGCGTCCCAATACTCCTGCATCTTCAACTCGCTCGCAAGCTTCTCACCCTGCTCTTTTCCAAGAACGTGCAGGATGTGAGCATCGGACATTTTCGTAAAAACAATCATGTCCAAAATGTTGAGAAAGGGTTTGAAAACCTGTTCGATAAAGTTGTCGAGCGGGCCGTCAAGACGGGTTGCGGACGCATTGGCCATGATGGATGAACCACCTGACGTGCGCCCCATACCTGCACGGGGGCCTGCAGTCGAGCCTTGGACGAGCATCTGATCTGCACCAGAACTCGACTCGGTTGCGGACTGCGATTCGCTCAATGCCTGCCAGATGTCCCGAGGGACACTTGGCGTTTCCATTAAGTGAAAAGCCTTATCGGCTTCCCCGTCGACGGTCAGCACTTTTCCGATGTTCGTCCTGACCATCTGGGTAAGGTTGTTGCTGTCGCGCCGTTTGACGTAAAGCGGATTGACTCCAAAAGACAGAATCTTCAGGATGGCGTTGATCGTTCCCTGATCGACACGCTGGTTCTGGCCGATGATGAGACCAAGACCCATGCCGTAAAACGACTTCGGTCGGTTCCACCAATTGCAAGACAAGAAAGGCACGCAGCCAAACTCGTTTTTGCCAGAGTAAATGACGGTCGTGTTATTGAGCACAAGAATCTTACGGTTCTTGTCCCAATATTCAAGGACTTCCAACTTCACGCGCATCGGATCGGGCGGCGGCGTCGTCACTTCTTCTGCGTGATGAATCGCGCCCTTCATGTACATCGTCTGTTCGAGCGAGTTGTCAACAATTGGCTGCGTGTTCGGCTGCCAAATGGCTCGAATGTCCGCTGGAAACGACCAGCCTTCCAACGCGTCTTTTCCTGCGTCTGTCAAGAATTTCTTGAGGTCAGTCAATTGATAGAAGTCCATGTACTGGACATCGACTACCCAATCAGCTTCCCTGATGTCACCTTTGTCGAGCTTCGGATCAATAAGAACTTTGTCGAGCGGACGGTGCTCAAAGAACGGGCACGGTACAACCATTTTGTTCTCTGTGATCAGCGGAGTAATGTCTACCGGAAGTTCCGTGGTCAACGGGGCCGTATCGGGGCCAGTCGTCAACGTCACCCCGGTCGCCTTCCGCTTCTTGGTCGTCACTTCCTTCCAGTCGTAGCCCCATTTCCAAATGCCTGTTCCGAGATGGGCCATGGTTTCCATGCCCCACTTCGTGTGCGTCTTGAAACGACACTCGTCGAGCAGGAACGAAAACAATGCTGTTTTCGCATCCGTCACCGTCTGAGACGTCCCGGGCCGAGGCCGCAGAATCATCGGCGGATCGGCATAAAACAATCCTTTGTACAACTGAGGGATGACAGCATTGCAAATCTTCGCGACTGTAAACCGTTGGACGTTTGGTTCGAGAACATACGTATTCTCGTAAGTCGTCAACGGACGAGGCGCTTGAAACAGAAGATCGGCATCGCGCCACAGAAGATTCCATTGCTTGTGCGTCAAGAAACTTCGCGCGGCTGCGGCTGAGTTTACGACCAGAGACAGTTCTCCGCTCTCGTTCTTTAACTCCCCCTTACTGTCGAAATCATCGTTCTGAAGGGGTGCGCTTGTTCCAGATGGTTCCAAACCAACTGCGTTAGGTGTATCTGCCACAATATCCCTTCTATCCCATCATGTCCGCCAGCGGGTCGTAACTGAAATCGACATCGCCGGGAACTGGCTGAGTTACCTTTACCGCCTGCGGCAAACTCAAACTCGGATCATTATCTTGTGCTTCTTTCGCTGCATTCCAATGCTGCTGAGAATACAACTTCGAGAACACGTCGCCGCCGTAGATCGTGTCATACGTCTGCTTCTGCTTCAAGTCCGAGACAAACGCGGGCGACGCCTGCGTCCGTTTCCCTTCCATGTCAGCATAGACAGCAAACTGCTCGACTAGAATCGACAAAGCAGAGACGATATCATCGTGCTGCCCTGCGACTGTGCCAAACTTTTCTAATTCGTCGTAAATCTTTTCCAGACCGACGCACGAATTCGAGAAACACAATCTGTCATCCCCGAGGTAGCGTAGGACTGGCTTGGCCTTGTAGTCTTTTGAGGTCTTTTTCGACCCTTGACCGAGCGGCACAAATTCGACACTCGCTCTGACGTGCAGCTTATCCATCTCACGATAAATCTCGCGAGTCATCAGCTTGACACCGCCTGTGTCTTCAATGAGGACACGAGTCGGCTTCCACTGGTGGACAGTCTGCGCGATCATCAGCGGCAGTTCGTAATCGTTATACCGATCACGTTTCATGTCGATGATATAGAAACGACCACCGTAAATCAGGGCCGTCATGATAACAGTGTAGTCCGCCCAATTCTTGGTCGAGAACGCCGTGTCTACCGTCGTCACGACCATGCCTTGCTGCGGCAACTGTGTTGCTGGAATCGTTCGCCGAATCATGAGTTCGCGAGGAAATTTGACGCGATGCACTTGCGTCGGATCGTTGAGATACTTAATCGCGAATCCATCCGCGTCTTCCATCTTCTTGTAGCGAAGGAAGTCGTACGTCAACTGGCCCGGTTGGTTAAACCAGAGTACCCAATCTTTCTCGGTCATCTCGGCTTCTACCTTACCTGCTGCAGCGGCTTCTGCGGTCGGCCACCATGCTGCTCGGAGGTAGACTTCTTTACGGATCGGCTCGCCTTCTTTCTTACACTTGGCGATGAACTTCATGTCCTTGCCGTAAGTATCGTTGGCGTCGTACCAAGTTCCGATCTTGTCGTGAAACCCATACGGATGAAGCATAGCGTCGTTGACGACGACTTGCTTGTTGATATTGATGATGCGCTCAGGCGTCCGACTGTTTTCGTTGGTGACGACGTCATCTAGCTTCATGACGCCGACGTGCCATCCAGACAAGTTCTGGTCGATAGCGGCGGCAAACAGCGTGCATGACTCGGTCGAGACAGGCGACTTAAATTCGTACGCCTTGCCGTCGTCCTCAGGAATGCAATGCTCAGGAAACAAGACCTGAAACATGTTCGGTGTGTCGTCGTGATCCCATCGCGGCTTCGCGGACTTCTTCGTGCTGAAGAGGTTGACCATCTCTTTGTCGCCCGTGTCGATCAGCGTAAAGTGGTCTTTAATCTCTTTGACAAAGTCTTTCGCCAAGTCCAAGACTCCTGTCAAAATCATGATCGTGACTTCAGGATGACAAATGACCCATTGGACGCAGTCCGCTTTGTTCATTGATGATTTGAATCCGCCACGAGGGACGAGCAGGAGACGTTCTTTCTTGCCGATGTAGGCAAGCGCGAACTCCTTGAAACTCTTTTTAGTCGGGTCTTTGCGGACGAAGAACTTGTTGCAAATCTCTTCGTGAGTATTGTGCTCTTCCCACTTCCCGCCATTATCCGGGTTCGGCCACATATAAGTGGCGTCAGAAACATCGCGGTACTTGTCGAGGACTTTGCAGAGAAAAAATAGGTTCGTCTGGCACATGAACCGCAGGAAGA